TACTGCTTGTACCTGTTGAGGAAGGATTTAAATTATTACCTGTTAATCCTGTTACTATTTCAACATCGTTTACTGATGCTGTTGAAAAGAACAGTTCATTTGGTTCTGCTTTGATTTGGAATAAGTTACCAAATTTTGATTCACTATCTTTTGGAACAATTACTACAGATGAAATCTGTGATGATAGTTGATTGTGAATATATGCTGATAGTTCTGTAAAGAAAAATGTATCACCAAAGTCCCAATTAGAAATACCAAAATAGCTTTGTATAGCATTTACAACACCAGTTTTAATTTGATTATCTGTGAATGTTGCACCTGGTATTTTCACTATTCTAAATGTAGCTTGGTTAGCCACGTTTGCAGATGACCCAAACAGTAATTTAAATTTAGCTGGTGAGTAAACAATCTGATCTCCTATTGTTTTATATTTTTCAAGTTCTGCTAAAGATTCTTTCAGTTCAGTTGCTGTTGGTTGCTTTGGCAATTCTGCAATAGACTTATTAGAAGCAAACCAGTTTTGAACACTTGTATAATAAGTTGTTTGTAATATAATCATCTCAATAATGTTTGAAACACTAGGATCTACTCTTTGTGTTCTTGGTGCTGAGTGCTTGTATTGAAAATAGAAAGGCTCAGATGTTGTAGCTGTTCTTCCTCTATATGCTTTATAGATTGTACTACCTGATACTCCATATCTTTTTGTGTATGAATTTGCTGTTCCGTTTGTAAGTTTAGTATTGTTAAGATAAAACTGTTGATCCGTTGTTAAAAACTCAAGACCAGATCCTGTTAATGCAGATACTTGTGATACAGTTTTATTAATTTTATAATAAGTGTATCCATTGTAATCGCTGTAGCTATTAAAAAATACATGATTACTGTCATCAATTAATAACTCATGTCCAATTGGATTGTCTGGCATACCATCGCTGTCAGAATCATAATTTGCAATTTTAACTTTTTTAGTATCAACATATCCATCTTGCTCAACAAATTCTTCTGACAATTCAAAAGTAACCGGAGATGTTAATTTTGTTGTACTTGAAGGATTTGATAGTACAGATACGTCTTTGTTTATGTCAAGTAACTTAATTGTATCTTTAATTGCTTTTCCTGTTTGTGTACTAATATTTTTATATTTGTCAACATAAAAAAATCTAACTTCGTCATCGCTTTCAAAAACATATTCTAAACCTCTAACAGTAAAAACATATTTTGCTGAGCTGGCAGAGTCTGATGCTGGAACATATGAAGCTCTTACTATCCATGATGAATCTTGTCCTAAAGAACTGTACCCGCCGTGTGATTGATTATACTTAACTGTAAAATCTGATGTGGTATCAATGAATGTTTCACCAATAACGTACCATTTGTTTTCAGTTGTAGATAAATCTCTGTAATGATAACCAATACCAAAATCTAAACCCGACTCCATTTGTGACTGTATCAGAGCTTTTTCTTCAGTTGATAGTGTTGTTCTAAAAGCCGGCAATATTTTTCTAACTTTAAGGCCAGCTGTTATTTCTTGATCAAGTGTTATTGATCCAGAGTTTTCAGATGATAATATTGAACCATCATTACTCACTGAAACAACAGTGGCCCATTTGATTGTAGTAGGGTTGGAATAATCGTTAACAAACTCTAACTTTGCACCTGGTCTAATAAATGCCAGTTTTTCGTCTGAACTATTAGGGTTGTTGAAAACTGTAATTAATTGTGATGTGTTTGGTCTTCCGTTTGTTAATATTGGTGCGTTACCAATATAAAAGAAACCAACACTTGATGACCCTGACACTGGGTAAGGTTGCCATAAAACTTTGTTGACTGATACTTGATCCATTTCAAACTGATCACTATCATGATCTGTTTCAACAGTTTTTTTGTAAGTATCAAAATAAAAATTCTTTAACTGTGCTTTCTTTATTAAAGGTTCAAGTACATTATTAATAATATAACTGTAACTTGATGTATCTGAAATAACACCAGTAACTTCATCACTAGCAAGACTGAAATTTGGATTTTTATACAATATACCATCTTCGCCAAATACATTTACATTTTTTACAGTTCCAGTTGGATCATTTGTGTCAAGATATCTTGAATGGCCAATGTGTGTTCTATTAATTGTTTTTATTTTTTGTATTGTTTGCGATTGTGTTAGTGGAAATATTGCATAATCTTCAGCATTTACCATACGATCCTGTGTGTAAAATGCCACTGGTGCATTGTTTTTAATATTTGAATTTGTTTCTGTGTCGGATGAGTTAGCAACTGTATATGTTAGTGTTAAACTCAATGTAGCTTGAAACTGTTGGCCTTGTTTATTAAGATAGGTTACTGTAATTTCTTTATCTTGAATTCTGTTTGCTCTTAAAACTTGTCCTTTACCTTTACTTCTTCTATACCATACTCTAAAATTACCTTTTGGTGCTGTACCAAAGTTACCATCTGCAAAAAGTATTTTTACTTTATCGCTATTTTCAGTTTGTACGTTAAAAATATTTCTTTGTGATAAAGCAATTGAATTATAAATTGTGTTTTGCCCAAACAAGGAAGGAACCTTATTCCATTTTTCTAAAGGAACACCAGTACCAGTAACTTTTTGTACCCAAACGTCTAAATCGTTGACATTTGTTTTATCAACAGATAGTACTCTGTTTGGAGCAGGAGATGAATAAAATGCATCTTGATATTCTAGTTCACCTTCTTTAAAGTAAACAAAAAATCCTGTATCTGATGATCCAAATCCTTGATTGTTATTTCTGTATAACATAGTAAACGCACTAGTTTGATCTGGATCTTTTTCTTCTATAAAATTATCATCATTGAATTGTGCTTTTACAACTTCAAGTTTTGTGTTAACGCCATCTATATCAACTGAAAATGGTTTTACAACACTAGTATCAGTTTGAGAATTTACATTATAAATTTCTGTTGGAACATTACCAACTGTTTTTTTAGAAGTTGGATTACCAAATTGATTTGTTGAGTTAAACATTGAATTACAAATTGTTAACCATTGGTCATACCAATCTGCATTTGTTGGATCATTCCATGTAATTGAAGTATTAGAAAGTTCATTACCATTTGAGTCTTCAAGTGGTTCTGTTGTTTGTACTTTTGTAATTTTTAAAATACCTCTTGCTGGTACGTTTCTTTTTGATCTGTAATTAATTAATTTTGCTAATCTAATTATTGAATCTCTTCTTTCAGCAGTATCTAAAAAGTTTTCTCTTGAATTTAAATCTGTTCTAAATGCAATACTCTGTCCTAAAAATGCAACAAGGTCTATGATAGCAATAAATTCACTTGATTGAATATAGTCGTTAAAATCTTCTGGATAATTTACTGAAATGTAATTAAGCATAGTTGATCTGATTGAATCATAATCATATGCTGTGAAGTTTGCCTGCGAAAAGGATCTATAGATAGTTTTCCAATCTTCTGCGGCAAATAAATTATTTTGTCTTACTATCTGACTCATTATAATGTTTCTCTTTCAAAATCTAATTGCATAGTAGCTTGTTTATTAAATGGCAAAACATTAATATTGATATCAATTCTTATACCGTTTCCTAATGAATCTAAATTTATATCTATTAATTCACATCTTGGATCTTCATCAATAATTCTAGTGCAGTCTTCAATTAAATCTTCTTCAGCACTTTCATCAAGTGGCTCATAAAGCATATCCCAAACAATTGATCCAAAAGTTGGTTCCATAACTCTTTCACCTTTTCTTGTGTAGAAATGATTTATAAGATCCTGCTTTACTACATCAATATCATACAGCATATTACTCTTGTTTCCGGAACTCGTTGAAAATCCTTTGTAGATCTGATTAAATCCACTATTTTCACTACTATTTGTAGTATTGTTTGTTACCTGTGTTGAACTCGAGTATGCCATTTTATATCCTTATTAATATTTATTGCTGTGATTAACTACTAACTTAATTACTTACTTAATTATCGTTGACATTTAGAAATAAATAAGTTAAAAGTTAACATACACTATTTAACCTATGAAAAAATACGAACAATTTACAGCGGAAGATCGAGTAGACGTTTTGCTCAATAATGAAGATATACATTATCTCAATGGAGAATTAACAGAAGAGAATATTGGCAAAGCTGTAAAATGGATCATTGCTTGTAACATCAGTAAAAAACCAAAAAGAACGTTGAAGTTGTATGTCAATACAACCGGCGGCGATCTTTACGAGACGTTTGCTTTAATTGATGTTATGAGAAATAGCTATCATCATATATCCACAATTGGTATTGGTGCTGTTATGAGTGCTGGATTTTTAATTTTAGCAAGTGGTAAACATGGACAACGTTACATAGGTAAAAATACAGGTATAATGAATCATCAACATTCAGATGCAATGGAATCAAAAATGCACGATATGAGAAGTGCTATGAAAGAAAACGTCAACTGTGAGCAAAGATCTATGCAAATACTCAGAGACGCAACCGGATATCCATTAGCAGAAGTTCGTAAAAAATTCAATAATCCTTCAGATCAATACTTCACGGCAAAACAATTGGTTGACTTAAAGATAGCTGATCATATATTATAACAATATGTCAGCCAACTTAAAAAATTTTGCTTCGGGCAAAGAATGGTGGCACATGGACAGAAAACAGGCTATCCAACTTCTTGATGTAATTACAGAAGCATATAACAAGAAACTTTCGGACGAAGTTTGGTATGATGACCATGATGTTGCCCTAAAAATGTATGAAATCAAAGACGAAATCATGCGTTTTCCTGATCTAATTTTTAAAAATGCTGGAATTAAGTTAGATAAATCAAAAAGTGGATAAAAAAGGTGTTGACAAATAATGCTTTTTCATATATTATTGTTTTTATATGTTTAACTTAATAAAAAATCTGTTTGAAGGAGAAAAACAAATGGCAAGAACTAAACAATATGTAGTATATA